CCTTCATTGATTGATAAACAATCTCATTCTTTGATGTGTACTGAGCGCGTAAAGCGTCAAGCTCTTGCGCCTGACCTGCCATAAAGCTATCAACTTCTGTTTGTTGTGCGGCAAGGTCTTTTTCGGCTTGTAGTGCGTCAATCTTCTTTTGTTGCAAAATGAGATTATCTTTTTCTTTTTGGCCTAACTTGCTAAGGTTTGTATATTTTAGGTCAAAGTTTAGCTTTGCCAGTCCTGTGTCTTTACCCCATAACTCTATTTGCTCTAATTGAGATAAAGATAACGCATCGTATTGGCTTTTTAACTGTTCAGCTTTTTTAGCTGCATCCTCTGCGGCTTTTTTAGCTAATTTATCGGATTCGGCTTTCTTGCGTGAAGCCTCTAGCATCTCTTTAGCTGTTAACTTTGATTTTTCTGCTAACAACTCATCAACAATAGCGAAAAACTTTTCATCCTCTCTTGCTGCTTTTTTAGCTGCTCTTTCGTCTTGAATTGCTTTAACTGCTGCATCAGAAGCGGATAATCTAGCGTCTCTTTCGCCTAATATATTGCTAATCGTTTTATTATACGCATCGTCAATTTCTTTTTTTCGCGTGGAATGAATAATCATTCCCTCTGCTACTGTGTCAGAGAATTTAGTCCATTCTGCATTTGCAATTTTTACTAATGCCGCAAAATCCGTTGGCAATGTTTTTAATGATTTACCGACTCGACCAAAAATAGAGTCACTATCAACACCAATACTTTTTAACCATGCGTTTAATAATTTGAACGCATCGGACACATCATCTAACGCATAACTCCATATCTTAGTCTGATAAATAACATCATCAAACAGTTGACCTCCTTCTATCCAAGTCGAAATACTATCCAAAACTGATACAAAGTCTTTACTTGCACCAGTCGCTTCATTCATTTGACCAACAAAAACAATGACGTTGTTTTTTAGATTAGTGAATGCCTGAGAAATAGTAGATTCTGTTTTACCAAAAGCTTTATCTACTTCCTCCGATTGTTCTTTTAATGCCTGAATAAGCACATCAGACGTTAATGCGCCCTCTGCCGCTAACTTCCTTACATCACCTTTTGTTACCCCTAACGCACGACTAAACGCATCCATAGCGGCGGGCGCATTCTCTGCAACACTATTAAATTCATCACCACGAAAAACACCGCTCGCTAATGCCTGACTAAATTGCAGAATAGCCGCTTCCGCTTGTTGAGTACCTGCACCTGACAATGCCAGTGTTTTACCAAACGTCTCGGTAACGCGAGTAACGTCTGCTACTGATAATCCTAACTTGTCGGCATTTTGACTAATCTTGAAGTATAAATCGCCTGTTGCGCCAAGTGCTTGTCGTGAGTTTTGGGCAATATCAACAACGTTTTGAGTGGCTTGTTCAAGTGCTTCGGTCGAGTCAGTAACAAGTTTTAAGCGATTTTGAAGGTTAGTATAAGCGTCTGCATATTCGATTATTTTAGAAACAGCAAAAGCTGAGGCAAGCATCGAGGCCATGCGACCAAGTGCGTTTTCTGCTTTATTCCCTGCCTGTTGTAAACGACCTAATGCTCGCTCGCCATCACGTAAACGGCGCGTATCAATACCAAGCCCAATCATTAAAAGGTCTATTACTGCCATTTTTTACCTCACTTTAGCGATTGAGCGTAGCGCGTTTTTAATGTTCATTGATACTGCTTTTCGCCTATCTTCTGTCATTGTCGGCTGACACGGCATAGGGCAATCATTGGTCATTGCTTCATTGCTGATTTCAGCATAACACGCTGATAATAGCATAATTGTACTAGACTCCCACGAATCTAAATCATAGCCCACAAAATCAGACCACGCCTTTAATTCAGACCATGACAACCTCCTTGCAACGCCTTCATTGTAAGAGATTGTACCCGCTTCGTGTAATAATTCGACAAGATAAAGCCCGTGCTTTACATCGGGCATAAAAGGGATAGATTGAGGATTGTTAGACTTGAATTTAGACAGGCGCGAAACGTTATTATATTCTTTCGCGCCCTTTGTTTGTGGGCAACTATTCCACCACGCTTGTTGTTTCGCGTAGAGTTTTAGTCGCTCTACGCACTCATAAAAAAATTGGCACGGTCGCCAATAGCATTATCAATCTGCTCACGAATCCAGTTATATTTAGTGTAGATGTAAATTGCATTGGCTGTAGAAAATGGCAATTCTTTGCCGCCTTCGGTGATTCCTGTCCAGCTTGTTGTACACTTAGCCAACAACTCGACCGCTTCTTTGTCGTTAGCAATAAAGTCAACATCGGCAGACTTGCGCGACATTTGAGCCTTGGCGCGTTCCTTAATCGCATTCTTAAACGTAGCAGAATCGTGACCGCTTACGCTGATAGTCATGCCTTCTAATTCGTTTTTGCTAACAGGGTGCTTTAGTGTAATAGCGGCATTATCGGACGGTAAAAGGTTTAATAAATCCATGATAATCTCTTATTGTTAGCCCCTAATTAAAGGGGCTTGTGTTGATTAAGGTAATGCTACTTGGATAATATCGGTGTTAATCTCTAAATTAATAGAGCCTGATAAAATCTGGTCAACGCTACCAGCATTCGTTTTGAACGACATAACCAACGCGCTAAAATAGTCTTTTGACCCGTCTTGATATGTGATGCGAATGGCTTTGTTAGCATCCGATGCAACGGCAGTCTGTACAATCACTTGACCCGCATCGTCACGATCAATGGCTAATTGCAACGCCATTGTGCCATCGTTAAACGATCCTTTACGCTTAATCGTGCGGCGTGATGCTACTGGATTATGCGTAACGGTTGCATACTCGCGACCAAACTCGCCCAAGTCTGTGATTTCGCCAATCGTTGTAAATGTTAATGCTGCATACCCTACTGCATCGTCTGTAGCTGGCAAAGTGGCACTAATGCCAATGGTTGCGCCTGCGGTTGTTTGTATTAAAGCTGCTGTCATTTCGATTACCCCGTAATCTGTTGATAAGAAATAGAGACAGGCAAATGATACCATCCATCAACAGAAAAACCACTGTTGACGCTACCTTGCTTGTCTATGCGTACATTGTTTGATAATAACGTATTCCGTGCAAATGCGCTTAAAATTAAATCGGCAATCTGAGCCGCTCTAATTGTGCCTGTGCCGTCTTTAACATAAACAGAACACTGCAAAATACCAGTTGTTTGATTAGTGGTGGCAATGCCGATAGGCTGTGTGCCGACAGGCAAAACATTGACGCGGATATGCTCACCCGTTGGCGGATTAGGTTTGTTTTTGTGTGTGCTGTTCGGATAGTAAATCGTTGGCAATGTCGCCTTGATTGCTTCTAGTTTGTCGAATAACGCTAACTCAATTTGCGATTGGCTCATTGCACACTCCTTACCGCACGCTCTAACTCTGCCAGTGCCATTTTAGCACTCACTCTCACCATGCCGTTTGGTGCTTGTGCGCTGTGTCCGTACTCTAATTTTTTAGCGTATGGTATTTTATTGGTAAGGTAAAACACATGACCGTTTGCAGCTTTTGCGAATGGTATTACATGGTCAATTGACCCTGCACGATTCATTGGCTTAACTGCTCCAGTGTACGGCTGGTCGAGTGTTGCTTGCCAATTTGCCCGAAATAACCCTGTGTCAACTGGACTCATCATATCAACTCGACGACTGATATTAATGCAAAAAGCCGCTACCGCTTTAGCTTCGGTAATCGCTAACTTTCGCGCAAGTCGCTTAATATCGTCATTGAATGACAATTTTCACCTCTTTTTTACCGTCGTTTTCAATAGTTACTTTTACGCCTTTAATGTTTATTACAATCTTAATTTCATTCATTACACGCGCCCCTGTACAATGTATAAAATACTGGTATCGGCAGGCTTTATTTCTTTTAACGCAACAATACTATATTGCTGTCCGTTTGTTTCAATTCGTTGGTTAGCAGTCAAAGTAAAATCACTCGACACTAAAAACTTTACATCATGTGCTTGTAGTACAAAATCATTGTTATCTAGTGCGTTAAATTGACTCTGAACTAATTTAATCGTTTCGGTTGT